ATTGCCTATAAAGGTGGCAATGATCGTTCTCACATAATCCGTAGAATTTGGTATGTAATTATAGGTCTTGCTGCAGTCGCATTTTTCTACATATACAACGATCTCTTTGTTAAGCCCAATATTACAAATGTAGGTTGGCAAAGTATGTTCTCTGATACAAATTTCATAAGTATCTTTATTAACTTGGGCGTATATCTTATTGGTGGTATAATTCTCATGTTTACCTTCAGACACAAGAAATTCGGTTCCATTCTTGGTAAAGAAAAGAATGCATAACACAATCTAATAATCACGTGAATATGGCAAAACAGTATTTCGTAATGGGTATCGGTGGTACCGGCATGCGTTGCATTGAGTCCTTGATTCATCTTTGTGCAATGGGCATGTTTGACGATACTGAGATACACCTTTTAGCTCTTGACACCGATAAGAACAATGGTAATTTTTCTCGATTAAAAGAGGTCAAAGAAGCCTATGTTAATGCTAAAAATCTGGATAAGGCAAATCGCACATCATTGACAGATACGTTCTTTTCTGCTGATATAAAATATTATGAGTTCAGCCCGAACTACGAAAAAAAGAGTACCTTCAATGATGTTTTTAACTACGGTAATACCAAGTATAATAATCCTGAGGAGGCAGACTTGGCAGATTTGGTTCTTACAGATAATGTAGAGAACTTTAATTTGCGTCACGGCTATCGTGCACAAACACATCTCGGTTCAATGATGATGTATCACTCGATTATTGAGGCTGCACGTTCGCGTATGGATAATGAGCTTAAGCAGTTCCTTCAAGTTCTTATTCAAGCATGCAATGGTGGTAGCGATCCCAAAGTCTTTATTTTAGGCTCTGTATTTGGAGGAACTGGAGCTTCTTCTATCCCTATTATACCTCAGGCTATTTCTGAGGCTGCAAGTATTATGAGTAATGGTGCAGCCAACATTTTAGGTCGAGCATACTTTGCATCAACACTCTTGACTGCATATTTCAGTTTTAAGGCTCCTTCCGCAGAAGAATTGAAAGACCAAAAGGTTATAGCTACCAGTGACAAATTTGCATTAAATTCCCAGGTTGCAATGATGTTCTATGATGATGATACAACTGTCAAGAATACGTATCAGCGTTTCTATATGATGGGAACAGACGGACAGGGTTGGGATCCTATGATACGTGAAAAGGACAAGATAACCAAGACCATTACGGGTGGTGGTGAACAAAAGAATGATTCGCACTACATAGAACTCCTTGCGGCAAGTGCTGCTCTTGACTTCTTTAATTGTGACATAGCCCATTTGAAGGAGAATAAGAGCGCCGGTGAAACGGACTATGTATATCGTGCAGTTGATGGATCGGGGAAGTTTGAATTCAAGGATTTCGTTGGCAACAAGGATAACTATGATAAAGACTTTGCGAAGAAATTCGGAATGCTCATAGCATTCTCTTTCCTCTGCAACGATCCTGATATAGACTTTGTCGAGAGTGTTCGTTGCAATAAACAGAAGGAAATTACAGGATTCGACGGAATGGATGTAAACCAAATTGAGTACTTGAAGAAATATTTCAATCTCTTCAATGTTCGTAAGGTAAATGACGAATTTGCAGAAGGATGGATTCGTCAGATTCATCGTTCTGCTGGTGGTGGTGATAATTTCCTTTTTAACCCTAAGTTGTTTGCGTTTCATACAATGAAGGAATTGCACAAATACGATTGGAACAAGAACTTGTATAGGAATGAAGGCATTGGTAAGGATTGGACTTTCTCTGTTGGCTTCTTTGGCTCCAAATTCAATTCTTTTAAGTACGGGCATGAAAACGAAATGTACAATGTGGGTGTGAGCCTGAAAGAGGGGGAAGGTCTGTAAATGAGGGAGTTACGTGTGGATTGGGAGGAGATGGGAGATAAAACGAAATGTGCAAAAGGTTGAAGTGGGTTGAATTTTGGTTTAATTCTGTTCACTGGAGCGTTTAATTCGAGGCGAAGATTGAACGACGTGGGGTTGAATTTAGTTGAACTGAGAGCGACGAAAGGTGGCGAGGTGGCTGCTTTTCGTCGCTTTTTTCGTTTGTGGGCTTTCCTGACGTGCGGGGCGGTAGAATGGAGGGCGGAGGAAAGAAAAGGCGCGAGAGGGGCTTAAAATGGGGAATGGGGGCGTATGGAGAGCGACAGAGAGGTGCAGGACGGGTGTTTTGGGCTATACCTCGCCGCCCATGGGGCGTGTGGTGGGTGTTTGACTGGGTGCAGCTCTACGGTGGCGCAGAATGGCGTTTAATGGGCGTTTGAACAGTGTTTAATCGGTGGTTAAACGGCAGCCAGAAAGGCGGTGATTTGGTGCAGGGTGGCGGCAGCTTTTCCCTGCACTTTTCGTTTGTTTTTGGGTGTTGGGGTGTTGGTTGGGGTGTCAGTTGGGGTGTCTTATAATTCGCGAATAACACCCCTAACTATACTTTTATAGCTTCAAAAAGCGGCTTTTTGCGGAGAAAACACCCCTTTAATTACCATTAAACGCACGGGGCGAGAAATGGCGCAAACCCTTTATTTATTGGGGTTTGCGAGCGTTTAACGGGTGTTTAATGGCGAAAAGAGCCTCGTTTTTTTTATTCTGCTCGGATAACACCTATTACAATGGCTATCTGATAGATGCCACGGCGTGATATTTCAAAAGGTTTGTATTTCTCGTTCTCTGATACCAGTGTGATGCTCTCGTCGGTGGTTCCCTGCTCTACTTTTTTTATAAGTGCGCCTTGGTCGGTGTTGATGACATAGACCTTGCCCCACTGAAAGAATATATCTGTAAGCGAAAGCATTTTGCACGCCACCATATCGCCAGAATAATAGTGCGGTATCATGGAGTCGCCCCGCACGTGGATAAGAAAGTCGGCATTTCTGAACGCAGGCACGACGTAGCGGTCACATTCCTGCAAAAGCACGGTTTGCTCGCCAGCAAAATAGCCAGCCATTGCCTCTACTGGTATGAGTGGTATGCCTGTGCCGTCTTTGCTTGGTTCTACCACCACGCCTGAACCTTTTAGCATATCGCCTTTACCTATCAATAACCAATCAGGTGAAATATCTGGATACACGCTTAGGATATTTTCTAATTTATCAGTACCAATAGCACCACCTTTTTTCAAACACTTGCCAAATGAAGCATTTGACATTCCTATACTTTTCTCAAAAGCAGCAACAGAAATGCTTTTGTAGTCGATATATTGCTTTATTCTTTCCAGTATCATAGCCCCTAATGTTAAATATTTCACCATACATAGGAAATATCCTACAAATAATTTGGTTTAACGTAGGAAATATCCTATCTTTGCACCGTGTTAGTAATAACACAGCGGCCAAAGATAGTGAAAAAGGCCGAAAATCACGAATAATCACCATTAAAAGTTAATAAAGCAATGAACATTCAAGAATTTAAGGCTTTAACAGGACAAGAAGTTACAGAAAGCGAGTTTGCAGACATTACCAAGCTGTATATGGCTACTGGCAACATGGATAAGCAGACATTTTGCGGTTTATGGAAGAAAAACGACCTTTTCAGCATCGCACTGGAAATGGAGCGTAACTATTCGGCAAAAATAACCTTTGCAGAAAAGGTGCTCGCTAACAAGGAACAGGAGCTTGAAGACATGGCAGACCAACAGACAGCTGAGCGCGAGAACATGAGCCATGCAGCAGATGTGCTGCTGGCAATGGATGAAGCCAACGACTGTGTGGACGCTTACGAGGCAGCCATTGAGCTGGTGACACGTCGCGAGGTGGTGGAGCGCAAGGTTCGGATGGGCTTGCGCCTGAGAGAGGAAGACAAAAAGTACATTTTAAAACAATTAAATAAATAAAAGATATGGAAGCAACAAGAAAACAGATTGAGGTAACAAAGGAAGCACGCAAGGAGATAAAGGCGGCTTTCAAGTGTTCGGACATGGCCATCTGGCGTGCATTGAGCTTTGCTCTGGACACGCCTCTGAGCCTGCGCATACGCAAGTTTGCCATGCAGAAGGGCGGCGTGCTGCTTTTGCTGACCCCTGCCATGGAGACCATCCACGACAAGGACGGATATATGCGCCAGTACTTTGAGAACGGCGCAATGCTGGAGGCCGACAAGCACACGGGTACGGTGCAGGTGTTTGACAAGGACGGCACGGTGCGCCGTGAGGTGAAGCACTGCACCATTGAGCAGCTGTACGTGGAACAGACATTTGCAGGAGGGCTTTAATATGGAGTATTACGGTAACACGCTATGTATAAGCCACACCGAACTTATCGGTGGCATTATGACGGCTGACACTGTGAAGAATTTGCGCAGACGTTCGCAAATTACACAGGTTCGTCGTGGCTGCAATGGTACTCCTGCGCTGTTTGCCGTGGATAGTCTGCCATTAAAATACAAAACGGAAGTTTACAGACGCTACCCCGACTTGCAGGAAAAGGCCGAAAGCAAACCCTTTGTGGAGAGTGTGCAGCCCGACGGCGAGGCCATGCAGTTTTACGCCGACTATGTGTTGGCCGACGGCAGGCACCTGAGCAACGAGAAGCAGACAGAATATGCCAACAACTGCGCCATTATGAACGCTTTCAGAGAGTGTATAGAGCGGGCGAACAGCCACCGCATACGTCAGAGCAAAGCAAAAATAAAGCTGGGCGAGTTCTGGAAGAAAGCCGCTGCGGCACTTCCCCGAATATCGGACGCATGGCCGAACAGCCTGCCACAGAACGCGAGGCGACTGCACATGAAGTTCAACGAATACCAGAAGCAGGGTGCTGTGGTGTTCATCAGCAAGAAGTTCCAGAACTCGAACGCCGCCAAGGTGGCCGACGTGCAGCAGGAGGCAGTGCTTACGCAGATGATAGCCCACCACAACAACCTTGACAATGTGATGATAGCCGAATATTACAACAAGGTGGCAGGAATGCAGGGCTGGGCAGCGATAACCGCCAGCACGGTGGGCGTGTGGAAAGAAAAACTCGACCTTGTGACGGCAGCGGGCAGACGCGGCGCAACGAATTTCAGAAATGAAAGGAGCATGCAGGTGAAGCGCAGAAGACCAAGCGCGGCGTTCCTTATGTGGACGCTGGACGGCTGGGACTGCGAGCTGCTCTACCAGACCGTAAAGGAAGACGCGCAAGGCCACCACGTGACGACCTACTCAAACCGCCTGTGTCTGGAGGTGGTGCTTGACCCCTGCTGCGACTACCCCATAGGCTACGCCATAGGCACGCACGAGACCCCTGCGCTGATAACTGAGGCACTGCGCAACGCCGCACAGCACAGCGCGGAGCTGGCAGGCCAGATGCTGAGGGCAAACCAGCTGCAATGCGACCACTACGGCATAAAGGCCATGACACCGCTGTATTTGGCCATGAGCGACAAGCTGACCCCTGCGAGAGTGAAGAACGCGAAGGCCAAGGTGGTGGAACCTTATTTCGGGTATCTGAACAAAACGTATTGCAAGCGGTGCAACAACTGGAGCGGCTACGGCGTAACGACAGACCCCAAGCGACAGCCGAACAGCGAGGCTCTGAACATGCTGCGCCACACGTTCCCCGACGAGCAGGGCGTGAGGGCACAAATCCACGCCATGATTGCGGCAGAGCGAAAGAAGAAACATGCGCAGATGATGGAGCTGCTGAGCAAACTGCCCACAGAAAGACGGCTACCGCTGACGAAAGAGAACTACCTGCTTTACTTCGGCGACACGACGGGACAGACAAACGCTATTTGTGGCGGCGGGTTGCGCCCTACGCTGTTGGGACTGAAAAGAGAGTATGACACATTCGACCTGACATTCAGGCAGCACGCTGGCGAAAAGTGGCGTGTGCTGTACGACCCCAACGATTTGGGCGAGGTGCTGGCTGTTAATGAGGACGGAACGCTGCGCTATATGCTTACAGAAAAGTATGTGCAGCCTATGGCTTTGGCAGACCGCACGGCAGGCGACGCGCTGGAACTGCAAAGGGTGCACGACTTCAACGACCGACTGGAAGAACACGTGACGGACAGACTGGCCGAAACATTCCACACGACTGAGGAGCTGATAAAGGACAACCCACGGCTGGGCAACGTGCTGAACCGCTTTTGCCTTTGCGACAGCAGAGGGCAGCACAAACTGCCAAGAGAGCGCAAACGGCTGGGCATAGAGGACGCAAAGGCGGTGGAAGTGACGGCACCCACACCTGCCCCCACACCGAAGCAGGAGGAAGTGAACGACTACTCCATTTTCTAAACATCAAGTAAATAACGAATAAAAAGCATACAACATGACAAAAGACGAAAAGGTACAGATAGCAGAACGCCTTAAAAGTTTCTGCGCACAGAAAGGCAGCCAGAACAAAGCCGCAAAGAGCATGGGCATCAGCTCTGCCACGCTGAGCAAGGTGCTGAACAATGACTGGGACACAATAAGCGACGACATGTGGCGCAGCATCGCGGCACAGACAGGCCACGACGGCACGGCATGGGTAACGGTGGCGACCAGAGGCTTTGAGCGTATGGGCTTCATTCTGGAAAGCGCGAAGAACGAGAGCCTCGCCATGGCCGTGACAGGTGAGGCAGGCTGCGGCAAGACAGAGGCCATAAAGCAGTACACGGCACAGCATCCCGCCACTTATCACCTCTGCTGCTCAGAGTACTGGAACAGGCGCACGTTTATCGCCAAACTGCTGCGTGCGTTGGGCAAGGACATGGCAGGAACGGTGAGCGAGCAAATGGACGCCATCGTGGAAGAACTGCAAGCGGTGGAGAAGCCGCTTGTGGTGCTGGACGAGGCCGACAAGCTGAGCGACCAAGTGCTCTATTTTTTCATATCGCTGTACAACCAGCTGGAAGGACAGTGCGGTCTGGTGCTTTGCGCCACCAACTTTCTGGAGAAGCGCATAACACGCGGCGTAAGGTTCAACCGCAGGGGCTACCAAGAGATTTACAGCCGCATAGGCAGAAAGTTCGTGAAGCTGCAAGTGGTGAACGACGAGGACATCGCGGCGGTGTGCAGAGCCAACGGCGTGACCAGTGCGGCAGACATCGGCACAATCATCAAGGACTCGGACAACGACCTGCGCCGCGTGAAGCGTGCGTGCTGGACAATCAAGAAAGGGGGCAGGGTATGAACGGCGAGGAGATAGGCTGGAACAAACCGCAGCGCGTGACCATAGGACTGCCCTCAAAGACAGTACCCCGCATCATGGACGAATGGCTGTACAGGGACGCGCCCGTAGCCATGACCGTGAGGCGAGCGAAGACAAAAGGGCTTACATTGCTGATAATGGAACTTGGCAAGGAAGACGCAAAAGGCATGATATTCGCGAGCTGGTGCATCCAGCAGGCTGGCGGTACTGCCAAAGTGGACATAAAACCGTTATAACGACATGGCAAGGGCGATAAGTAACAAGAATGTTTTGCAGGCAAAATTCGACGTGGCCGACTTCGACGGTGCGTTTCTCGCCAGCTTCGGGCGGCCAGAGCTTCGCGGCGAATGGCTGATATACGGCGGCAGCGGTTGCGGAAAGACCACGTTTGTGATGCAGCTTTGCAAATACCTGACGCGCTTTCGCCGTGTGGCATACAACTCGCTGGAGCAGGGTCTTTCGCTCTCTCTGCAAAAGGCATGGGAGCGCGTGGGCATGGAAGAAGTGGGCACACGTATCATCCTGCTGGACAAAGAGAGCCTGAAAGACCTGACGGCGAGGCTGAGGAAGAAGCAAAGCCCCGACATCATCGTAATAGACAGTGTGCATTACTGGCTGGGGTTCAAAATGAGCGACTACATGAAGTTACGCCAGCAGTTCCCCGACAAGCTGTTCATCTTCATAGCCCACGAGCGCAAGGGCGAACCGAAAGGCAGCCTCGCACAGAACCTGCGCTATGATGCAGACATAAAAATAAGAGTGGAGGGCTACAAGGCGTTTACCACCACCCGCTATGAGGTGGCAGAGAAAAAGGAGGGCGGCGCGGACTTCATCATCTGGGAGCAAGGCGCGGCAGAATACTGGGCAAACATAACAAACAAATAAAGCTATGGCAAAAGAGAACAAGACAATGGACGAAATACACAGAGGGCTGCTCAAAAAGTACCACACCCTCTGCACTGTGCTCGGACTGAGCGCAGAGGAAAAGTCCGCCATTGCAGAGAGCTACGGTGTGGAAAGCAGCAGGGACATAGACACACACGACCTTGTGAACATCTGCGCGAAGCTCTCGGCACAGGCCAACGAGAAGCAGGGCACGGGCGACATGGACAAACTGCGCAAGCGCGTTATGGCCGCCGTGGGCAGCTACCTGAGAAAGACAGGACGCAAGAGCAACGCCACGGTGATAAAGGCGATAGCGTGCAGAGCGACAGGTCACACGGACTTCAACAAGATACCGCGCGAAAGGCTGCGCAACCTCATAGGGCTGTTTAACAACAAGGTGAAAGACAGCGAGGCGGTGGACATCATCGCGGCAGAACAGGACACGGCTGTGGTGGATATGGGCAGTGTGTTCGGTTTTTCGCCGCAGGGCGAGGCATAAGGAAACATATATAACGAACTTAAAAAAACAAGGTTTATGTGGTTAAAGGAAAGTAACAGAATGAAGCACTTCGCTTATGCGATACCGTGCGGCTTTGTAGGCACGGAGCTGTTTGTGCTGGGTTTGGCCATCGGCATGGAGTTCAAGGACAAAACGTACGGCGGGCAGTTTGACTGGCTGGACATCGCCGCCACGTTATTGGGTGGCATCGTCGGGCAGCTGCTTCAAGTGGGGTTAATCATGGCATTGTATAACATCTAAACGACAAGACAGGATGAAAAAGTATTTTAAGTGTTTGGGCATTGCGCTGGTGTATGCGCCGTTTGCCATTACTGGCATTATCATCATAGCTGTGGGCATGGTCTGCAAGGCAGTGGGTTATGCGCTGCTCGGCGACTTTGAGCATGCTACGGACGAAATAAAGCAAGTGAAACTGCTATGAGCAAGGAGCTGGAGAAAGCCCAACACGCCATCCGTGAGCTGACCGTGGAAATGAGCGGTACGGAATACGAGGAGTTTATGCGGCAGCTGGCGGAATGGGCGGACTATCAGGCAGAGGTTGCCAACTGGCATGAAAGTGACGAATAAACAGCATTTAATAACCCATTAAACAGTATTTAGAACAATGGAAAACGAAAAGAAAGTAAAGGTCGAAATGACCGCAGAACAGGCCGAAGCGTTTGCCGCTTTTCAGGCCAAGCAGAAGAAAGAGGCAGAAGCCGCACAGCGCAAGGCTGACCGCGAGACTTATGCCAAAATGGTGGACGAGGAGGTGGCGGCAGCCATACCAGAGCTGCGCCGTCTGAGCGACAACATCAAGGTGGTAAAATCCAAGGTGTACCAGAACTTTGCGCAGGTGCTCGACATCAAGAGCAACGTGCTGGGCATAACCAAGGACACACAGCGCACACACACCTTCACCCATTCGGACGGCAACATGCGCCTGACATTGGGTTACAACTGCATAGACGGCTACCGCGACACGGTGGAGGACGGCATCGCCATGGTGAAGCAGTATATCGAAAGCCTCGCCACAGACGAGAAGACAAAGAGCCTCGTGTCCGCCATCATGCGCCTGCTGAGCCGTGACGGTATGGGCAACCTTAAAGCCAGCCGCGTGCTGCAACTTCGGAAAATGGCAGAGGAGAGCAACGACGACAAGTTCATGGAGGGTGTTAAAATCATCGAGGAGGCATACCAGCCCACCATGACACGCCAGTTCATCCGTGCCGAATACAAAGACAAGAAGGGACAGTGGCACATTATACCGCTGAGCGTGACAGACGCGGACACCGACGGAGAGGAAGAGGCAGAAGTAAAAAAATAAGCGTGCTACCTATGCATTCCCGAAAGAAGACAAAAGCAACACGCCCCGAATTTGTTAATAAAGCGTCGGCAAAGGTAACAAATTGTTTCGGGCAATGCAAAGAAAACACCACAAATCAACACTTGAGCGCATCAGAAAAGTGCGTGCGATAGTTGACCGCTACTATGAAGCAGGCAACAACAGCAAATGTTACAAGGCGGTGTGGCAGCGATATGTGTGCCCGTTGTACCCTATGAGTTACCGCACGTTCCTCAGTTATCTGGACATACCGACACCGCCGCCCCCGCCACCCACTGCACTGGAGCAGTCGCTCTTTGAATTTTGGGACGATATGCCAGTGTACGGCAAATGACACAAAAGGCTGCACCGCCAGAAATGGGGTGCAGCCTTTCGTGTGTCTATACGCGGTCTATAATCTCCATGGTTGAAAGCATGACGCTTTGCTGCGGACGCTCTGCTGTGGCATCCACGGCGCGGGTTTGCCATCGCTCTGTGTTCTCCATCAGTTCGCCGTGGTTGTGGTTTGTCGCGCTGGCGGTGAGCTGAAAGGCAGTGAAGCCAGTGCCGCTCAGTCCCTGCATGGCAGCGTTCACGCGGTCGATAAGGTCGAAGTACTGAAGGGATGTGTCAATGCGCTTGTCGGCTGCGCCAGCGGTGTAAGCCTGCCAGCGTGTGACAATATGGAGACGCACGGGAATGTCGGCCTCTCTCTGCCATCGCGAGAGCTGGCGCACCTCGTACGGCTCGAACTCAATAAAGACGGCAGGGAGCGGCCACGGTATAGAGGTGGCAACTTCGACCACATGTTCGTTCCACAGGTCTATGAACTTAATGTCGGGGCAACGCTCGGCGATACGCTGGGCGATAGCCTTAAAAATCTGTTTTCTCATTTTCTTTTTCTTATGAATTGTGCAAGTGACATGCTGAACTGCTGAAGGTTGTCGTCTATCACGTTTTTAATGAGCTGCTGCGTTTCTTTGCCATCGCCTATGAACTGACGCTGCGGCATGTTGAAGCGGCGTTTATGGGCGCGAACCTTATAGCGTTTTCCTTTCTTGCTTGTGCGGTAATGCGTCCTGACAGTGAGCGTGCCTTTGCCGCCCTCGTTATGGATCGTTGTGTAGGGCAGCGAAGAAGAAAAGCGTACGCCATGGCCGACGACCTCGCTTTTGATGCTTCGCCGCATCGCACCCGTGACCACAAGGAGAGAGCCAAGAGCTTTCGGGTCTTTGCGCGGCTTCCATGCGTCGGTAAAAAAGGCTTTGCGCTGGAAATTCTTGTCGAACTCGTCGGCAAGTTCCACACGCATATCCTTTAGAATGTTGGCTTCAAGCTGTTTGCCGTCTGGAATATTTGGCATATTGTTGAAATTATTGTTAATAACTTATTGAACTATGAGTAAAAGAACGTATCTTTGTGGCATGAAGCATATAATACCACAAGCAGTTAAACAGGAGGCCGCTTATCTTAGTAAGATATACGGCGAACACATCAGCTATTTGGGTACAGAAAACGGTGCGGAATATTATAAATTTGATTTTCCCGAAGATGCCAACACAGGCTTTCCGTTTGTTTACCAATACGCTGACGGGGTTGTTATGACCTTTAATGACTTCAGAGCTTTGGACATTATCGACCTATTTGTCAAAGAGTGACAGGTATTTTTTATCGAATATTTTGTTGTCGACTCTCAGTATTCCTCGTTTGTAATACGGTTTTGTAGCACCTTTTTTGCAAAGTTCGTCTATACTTCTTCTTGCCCCCTGTTTGGCATCATAAGCCTGCGGCTCAATATATGCCAGCGTGCCATCGACAAAACGCTGCAAAATGGTGGCGTGACCGCCACCGCCTCGCCATCCTATAGTAAGAACATACACTCCCTCTTCCTTGCAACACTCGTCGAAATATTCCCTATAACGCTTTTCTGTCATTGTTTTATATTTTTTGTTATTCATCCAGTCAAGCGTAAGAGTAGGCACTGCCTCTGAACCATCGGCATTTTTCCACATTTCAAAGCTTTTGTTATATGCCACTTGGTCGTTAAGAGAACCTGAGCCGTCAACCCTGCCTTTAGCCTTTAAGTCAAAGCCCATAAGTCGAAGTGCATAAGTAGGCGCACAAGTGGCGCAGTTTATGCTATATTGTTCATCTGAGGGCTTATATTTAGGGTTTAGTATAAAACGCTCGCCAGTTTTTCGGTCGTAATAATTGCCCTTTGGGTCTGGCAGGAACTTTTCGACGTGTTTTGGATTTGCGCTCTGCTGGTCGGCTTTTTCCACAGGCATAGGCTTTCCCAACTTTACGCCCAAATCTTCGGCCATTTCGTAGTTATTCAGAGCCTTTGCGTCTTTTTCTGCATCCGTCAAGTTATCAGGCAGCTGTGCGCGAAGTTCCGCCACACGTTTGGCCTTTTGCTCTTCCTCGCTCATTTGCTTAATGACTTTCTTTGCCTTTGCTGGTGCCTTATAATAAGGGTGCTTGGGTGGAAAGAGTGCCATTTCAGTGCCAGCGTTGTAGCGGAACATCTGTTGTTTGAGCGTTTCGGTGGCCTCGTCGCCTAACTTCATGGCCTCTTTCGGGTCGGAAGGCTGGTATTTGGAGCGGCGCACCTGCACCGCCTGACAACGGCAGCCCCAACCGTTAGGCGGGTAATATTTAGACCAGAACGGGTCGTCGGCAGGGAGCGTAATGCCGTCGAGAGCCGCATGGTCTGGACGTACACGGGAGTCCTGCGCCGTGCGGTACTGGAGGAAATAGCGGTCGGTGTCCTGTTTCAGGTCGTTCCACTTAACTGCCATGAGGGAAGAGCCAAGGGCGTGCTTATACTCAGCATTAAGCCAGTTCACATTATAGTTCTTGTTAATCTGCTGCACGTCTTTACGGAAGTCGTCGAAAGGCTTCACGTTCCCCTGGTCGTCGAGCATGGAAAGCCCAACCTCGCGGAGCGCGTGGAAAGTCTTCAAGCCAGAGAAGATGAAACCGTTGTTTTCAAGCGCATAGCGCAGCGTTTCGGGGACTTCATGCGGCACGGCAGCATCGACGGCACGGTTAATTATCCGCGTCGTCTCGTCAATGACTTTTCGGGCGCGTGGTTCGGTGAGCTGCGAGACATCAAAGCCGCCAGCGTCATATACCATTTGTGCGGCATCGTCGAAAAGAGCCGCATCGAACACGGGAGCCTCGCCGCCCTCGCCGTGTGCCAGCGTGAGGGCATCGTCCTCGTAGAGCTGGAGCAGTGCAGAGTGAAACGCCCCGTAAGAGCTGCGCAGGTCTGCGGCCTGCGCGGGGCTTATCTGAAAAAACTGTCTGGCTGCGTCTTTGCCTGACGCACGCCCGTGATACCCACATTGTATTTGTCGATGAAATACTGCGGGTCTATCTCGTAGTATTCCAGCAGGAGGCGTTCTATTTCCCTTTGCTCGGCAGGCGAGAAACTGGCTGCATCGTCCCACTCAAAGCGTAAGCCGCCCACGGGGAAACCGTGCATGAGCATGAACGGCATCAGCTTGTCGTTAATGTTGTATGCCAGCATGGTCTTGTCGTCTTCCACCACATTCTCGAAGACTTCGAGGTGAGTTTCAGACTGAGAAAGGCTGCTACCGCTGTCTATGGTCATGGTCTGGTTGAGGATACCCTTTGACATTTCGGAGTTACAGCGGTCAATGCGTCGGTCGAAGACGTTGTAGGCATCACCGCGGCTTGTTTCCTTTATCTCTATATCCGTGCCGTCTGGGAACAGTCCCCAAAAGGCAGACCCCATGTTTTCCAGCGCATTCTCGATTTTCGCACGTTCTTTGTCGTCGGTCGTAGTGGCTTTGGCTATACGCATGGGCGCACCGAATATTTCGCCGAACATGTCCCAAAAGCCAAGCATATTGCGTTTGCTGATACACTGGGGCGAGCATGAAAGGAGGAGACCAAGGTCGGTTTTGCCGCCTGCTTCCAGACACCACTGTGAGAACTCGCCCTCTCGGTATGGAATGCCACAGTGCCAGTCTTCGCCTACTGTTTTGAGCAGCACGCCATGCTCAGGGCATACGTGTTTGCGCGGCACAAGTTCCACGCCGTCGAACTTCATGCCGTCGGAAGTCTTGACCACATCGCCGAACTGTATAAGCGAGTGTCCCCAATAGCGTGAAAAGAGGACGTGCGTACAATAGTCGTCGAACCATTCCTTGCGGAGCAGGTCGGTGGCCTTTTCGTCTTCTTTGCCGTCTTTTCCCACAAGTCGGTACTTGTTGCGCTTGACCATTCCCACACGCTGCGAAATACAGCCCTGTAGGTGCAGGTCAATTAGGTTGTCCGTGTAAATGTCGTAGAGCAGGGCGCGCTGCGGGTTATCTACATTTATGGCCATCTGCCATGCCTGCCTCCACATGCCCACATCCTTTTTCGTGAGCGTGTCGGTCTGCTGCAAGAGCTGCGCAGTAAGGCGCAAGCCCTGCTTTGAACGTGCAAACTTTGCGAACCGCTGCATGTCGTAGCGTGAATATATCTGCTCGCCCGTTACGGCGGCATAGGCCGTTTTAATTCTGCTTAAAAAATCCATTGCTTTAATGCTGTTAAATAAAGTGTTCAACGCCGTTTAATGAGCCTTTGAAAGCCCATTAAACGGCGTTTAATCTGTTTACCAAGTAGGACGCGTCTTCTTCTGGCTTCCCCATTTTACAGGGTTGTTAGCGTCTGTGTCGCCGTCAATGCCCATATAGGTAGGGAAGTCGGGCGAGGCTTTCGACGCTTGCACGTCACGCAGCCACTTTATACTCTCGTTATACAGGCTTTCGCGCCGCTCTATGCCCATATTCTGCGGCAGGCGGTGAACCATTAGCCACAGGGCTATATTGACACAGCACTGCACCAGCTGCGGGTTGCGGTCTGCACCAGTCTGACGGAACGCCCGCGCCATATCGTAACGGTGGCGCGTGTAGCTGCTTATCTGTTCCTGTGCCGCACGCTCGGCGGTCAGTCTGAGGTCGGTGTTGGCCTGCAACGTCTCAAACTCGAAATCATCGCACACCGCCTTGTAATCATCATCGTTTAGAAACATTGCGCTTACGGAAAGAAAAAGAACAGCGGCGGCACTTGTCCAATGGCTGCGGCACAGCCTCGAACATGGCAACCTTTCGTGCCGTCTCTGCGGTGAAACCCTTTGAAAAACGGTGCTGGCGTATCAGCTTTTTAACTCCCTGCATGGAAACGACACGCGGACGTCCGTTCCATACAAGTACCAAGAATTTGCGGCGGTGCAGGTTTGCACTGCGCTGAGCCTTACGAATGGCTCGACGTGCGCGGAGGTCAAAGACCACGGCGCGGATAAAATGCTTTACTTTATTCATTACCATGTTATATTTTTAGCCGACCGACGTTTGCCGAAAGACGGCGTGAAACTTGAAATGCTCGAATGTTTTTGCAGCAGATAGATAGCCCCCTCGTCTGCGTCGGGCGCATCATCGTGGCCGCGCATACCTTTCTGAAAGGCCAGCGTGAAATCAACGGCACGCACCATGTCGGGGTCGTCCTTTTGGCTCTCGTCGTAAAAGACAAAGCCACGCTCCCACAGGGGTGCGACGCTCTCGATACGCTGGAACTTGTCGGGCTTCTTTCGCTTGTCTGGAATAATGGGCAGCTGGTAGCCTCGTAACATTCCTTCTGTGGCGAAGTCTTCGAGCTGTTTGTCCTGCATGAAGTTTGCCTCCATATAGAACTTTACGGCAATGCCTGTCTGCTGCGCCCACTCGTAGAGGTCATAGCACCAGCGTACCATTTCGGCAATGGTGGCCTGACGCACGAAAGCGCGCAAGTGCCAGAGGCGTGTCGCTTTGTCCTTAGCCCACAGCTTTGCGGCTTTGTAGTCGTTTTTTGTGCTTGACTTCCACGAGGGGTCGATATACAGCACAATTTCCGTGAAGTCGCGCCACGCTGGCCGCTTTGCCCACTTTATCCAGTCCTGACGGAAGACGGCACCCTCGACAATCGGGTTGTTCATGTACTCTTTCTGAAAGGAGCGGTAGCCCTCGAAATCCTCAATAGCCTGCACCTCTTCGCGTGTCCACTTCGCCGCCCATGACACGCGCCCCTCCCTGTCCAGAATATCGACCTGCGAGACCTTAACGGACTTAATGGCACATATATTTGCCAGTACGGAGTTCTTTGCTATGAGGTTGCCCACCATGATGAAGCGACCACGGCCACCATCCAGAGCACCGAAAAGAGCTTCTTTAACCCAATCGGTGAGGCGTGACACACGGGCAGGGTTTTCGCAAAGCTCGTCATCGTCCAAGTCGTCAATGACAATGTAGTCAGGACGGTGGGAGCGATAACGAAGACCACGGGGCGACTGTCCACGACCACGGGCGAAAAAGGCTGTACCGTCTTTTGTGACAAAAGAACCCTCCTCCCATGTGCCGTTGTTGTACTGTTCGCCGAAATCGGCGGCATACCGCTTGTTGTATTGTAATTCCGCCTGCAAGTCGGCCAGCAGCGTATTTGCGTTGTCCTGAGACTTTCCCACCAAGACCATGACCCAAAACTGGCGAAGCTCTGCACCGCCGTAAATCTGCGCCTTTAGCCACATGGGGATGAAAATGTCCAAATGCGTGGATTTTGCCGCGCCTCTATGCCATTTGAAAACCGCCTTTGCATTTCGGTCTGAAATGATTTGCTTTGCCGCTTTGAGGTGGAAGGGGGCGCAGGGCGTTTGTCTGCCCGTCTGTGGGTTGGTGGTGTAGTGCGGGAAGTAATAGTCGACAAACGCGCCATAATCTGAAAGCAGGCGTTTAATGCGCTGTTTCTTCTGCGCGTCCGTCTCGTGTGCATCCACGGTGGTGGCTTCCTGCACTGTCTCGCAATGCGCCTTCCACTGCTGTAACGCCTCTTTCGGCGTAAGTTTGTCGTAATTTGGCATGGCTACTTAATTAGTTTGTTCTGCATGAGGTAGCTTATATATTGGTTGTGGTACTTGTTTATTGTCTTCAACAGTTCGGGCGTAATGTCCTCGTCGTACTGTGCCTGATATTGCAGCCATTTACCGAAAGCCATAAACACCTCGATAACATCCACGATGCTGGTGTGCTTGTCGAGCTTTTCTATTGTAGCGGCGAACTTTGCCAGCTTGTCGCCCAAGCCGTTGGCCGCGTCTGGGTCTTCGCTGGTATTTACCGCCTCTATCATCTTGTCGACCGTGCGCAGCAGCTTATTAACAAGTTCGGGGCGTGTGATATTCTGCGCGGCGCGTTGTTCTGACCAGTTGCCAGTATTTACCCACTTTGTGACGGTCTGAGGCGAGACCCCCGCCTTTTCGGCAATGGTCTTCTGCTGTTCGCCCTGCATGTAGAGGAGTCGGGCGTAGTCCTTCTTGTCCTCAAGTTCTTTCTTTGTGCTCATTCATAAGTTTATTGCTTTTAGCGTGATACATAAAACGAAACGCCGACACACCGCCAAAGAGGTGGTTATCGGCGTAATACGAGTGCAAAAGTCCCCATTTTCGGGCTGAAATGAAAAAAGAGTGTCAAACTTCGACACTCTTTTTGTGGCGGCGGACAGATTTTGCGACTTTTGCCAGCGTGTTACATCGCGGTGTAGAGCAATGGCAGCTCGTTGGGTTCATTCCCCAAAGGTTGCAGGTTCGAGTCCTGCCACCGCAACACCATAGGATTAGTTTTTGTCATATAGTAGATTTTTAAGGTTATTGGATTGATTTTTTTTCAGGAGTACGAATTTCAAAGGCGGCCAGCTGTGAAGTCCGCCGCCTTATTTAAGTAGAACAAAGCAAAACAAATATACAATGCCAAAAGAAGTAGTAATAAGCACCAGCGGGCTGAACAGCTACGGCAGCCGTGTAATGACGGCAGGGCTGGACACCTCGCAATATTGCAGAAACCCCGTTCTGCTGTGGATGCACCGCCGTGGCGGTGACAACATGCCCATCGGCAGAATGGAAAACCTGCGTGTGGACGGCGACCGCCTGATAGGCACACCGAAGTTTGACGAAAAAGACGAGTTCGCCAAGAAAATAGCGACAAAATGGGAAGACGGCTATCTGAACATGTGTTCGGCAGGCATCGAAATACTGGAGTACAGCACCGACCCGTCCATGCTCGTGCAAGGTCAGACACGCGCCACCGCCACCGCCTCAAAACTTGTGGAGGTCAGCATCGTGGACATAGGCGCAAACGATGAAGCCCTGAAACTCTACGGCGGCGGCAAACTGCTGGAACTGGCGGCAGGTCAGGACTGCGACCTTTTGCCGCTGGTGAAGCTCTCAAAACCAGAAGAAACGCCAAAGCCAGAGGCTGCGGCACAGTCAAACGAAAATACAAACAGTAAAAACATGAAGAAAGAAACATTTTTGCTCCTCGGCTTGGCTGAGACCGCGACGGAGGAGCAGGTACACGCCGCTGTTACGGCGTTGAAGTCAAAGGCCGACAATGTGGAAACGCTCACCCTCGCCGCCATCACGGCACAGGTGGACGCAGCAATTACCGAAAGACGCATTACAGCCGACCGCAAGGAGTTCTTTATCAATCTGGGCAAGACATCAGGCGCGGACGCTCTACGCCAGACGCTTGAGCTTATGCAGCCCGCGCGCAAGCCTACCGACGTGATAGACACCACCAAGGACGCGCCACAAGGCCAGCCTGAGCAGGCGACCTTTGCCAAGCTCTCGGAGGTGCCAGCCGACAAAGTGAGCAAGCTGCGCAAAGACAACCCAAACGAGTATATGCGCCTTTACAAGGCAGAGTACGGCATCGACTGCCCGAAACTGGAAGACTAAAAGGTGCGGTAAACAGCATTAAACACCATATTAAACAGCAAATAAACAAGCAAATGAAGTTCAAGACATTACAATTCCTTACAGTAGCAACCACCGTGTTGGTGGCCTTACTGGTTAATGCAGCCGTAGGCGCGGCCATCGCCGCAATATTCGGCTTCTCGGCATGGAAGGGCGCAGTGGTAGCCAACCTTGTGGCTATTTTCCTGCTTCCCCATCTTCCCAAGAACGTGGCACGCGCTGGCGTGCTGACAGAGGTGTGGACAGGCGAAATGATTAAGGCATTCCGCACGCCACCCACAGCGGTAGGCTGGTATGACCGTGTACGCTCATACGACCAGTATGTGAAAAATGACGTTATCCACTTTACGGAAATCGGCGGTGACCCTACTGTGCTGGTCAATAACAAGACCTACCCGCTCAACATCACCAAGCTGGACGACGCAGACAAGCCCGTGAGCCTCGACTATTTCGACACTGAGGCCACCCCCGTGACCGATGACGAGCTTCATGCCGTAAGTTACGACAAAATGGGCAGCGTGCAGGAGCGTCACCGTGAAGCCTTAAAGGAGACCACATGGGAAAAGGCCATCCACGCCTATGCACCTGACGGCAACAAGGAAAAGAAAACCCCTGTTATCACCACCACGGGCGAGGCCGTGAACGGTAGAAAGAAGTTCACTGTAGCCGACCTCATCGAACTGAAACGCCAGTGTGACAATATGAAAATGCCACAGGACGGTCGTGTTCTCGTGCTTTGCCCCGACCACAGTAATGACTTGCTGGAGACCTCGAAGAACTATGCGGAGCATTACAACATCAATGACACGGAGGGTAAAATCACCCGTTTGTACGGCTTCGACATCTACGAGTACAACAAATGCCCTTACTACAATGCCACCACGCTGAACAAAATCGTATTTGGCAAGGCACCAGCAGCCACGGACATGCAGGCATCGGTTGCTTTCCGTGTAAACAACATGATGAAAGCAAACGGCTCGGTGCAGTTCTATCATCAGGACGCGGCGAACGACCCGCTCTACCACCGCAACCTCGTAAACTTCCGCAAATGGAATATCGCCCTGCCACTCAAAGGCGACTGCACCCGTGCAGCCGTGGTGAGTGCAAAGGCATCCTGACAATAAATCCCCGCTAACTGAATGGCACAGAAACAGAAGTATTTAGTCATTCACTGCACAGCCACAAAGGCAGGCCGTGAGGTGACGGCAGCGGAAATACGCCGCTGGCACACCTCGCCGCCGCCTATGGGTCGCGGGTGGAAACAGGTAGGATATACCGACCTTTTCCATTTGGACGGCAGTGTGGAGCGGCTCGTGGCCAACAACGAGGACGAGTGGGTGGACAGCTGGGAGATAACCAACGGGGCGGCAGGCTTCAACTCGGTAAGCCGACACATTGTGTATGCTGGAGGCTGTGCAGCCGACGGCAAGACCCCGCAGGACACCCGCACAGAGGCACAGAAAGCGGCCTTGAAGCGTTATGTCCTGGACTTCCACGAGAAGCACCCCGAAGTATTGATCGTCGGACACCATCAACTAAACAAGGGCAAGGCGTGCCCGTCATTCGACGTGGCAGCATGGCTCAAAGAGATAGGAATAAAACAATAAAAATGAATGAGCAGCGAAATAATAACCCTCATCGTGTCTTCACTGACGGCAACCATTAGCGCACCGCTGGGCGCATGGCTCGGCGCAAAGCTGCAAAGCCAGAAGTACAAGACGGAAATCGACAGCCTGCGGGCGGAGGTACAGAAAAAACTCGCTGGCGTGAAAGACAGTGAACTGGAGAACGTGCGCAAGGCAAACGACATTTTGGTCGAGGGTATTGTAACGCCGCTTAAAAAAGAAATAAACAGTTTACGCCGTGACGTTGACAAGTTCAGAAAAGCGGTTGAGAAAATCCCTTCTTGCGCTCATGCTGATAACTGCCCCGTTTCTCGCCAGCTGCAAAAGCTCGAAGAGCGCGACAACGGAACAGAGAGCGACAACGCAGGAAAATAACGACTACCAGCAGCGGCTCGACAGCATGGTAAGGGTGGAGATAAGCAAGAGGCTTACCACCCTGCACGAGCAGAACAGCCAGAGCGAAACGGACGTTATAATTTTCGACACATCGCAACCGCCCGACAGCCAGACAGGACTGCCACCCGTGAAAGCCAAGGTAAAGCACAGAAAGAACGTGCAGAGCAAGGACAGCACTGCGGAACAAAGCCAGCAGCGCACCGATACCGAAGTGGAGCGGCAGACCACTGACAAGGGCACCAAGGCCACCACAAGCGACAGCAAGACAAAAGAGACAGTAAAGCCCGCACACACGATATTCACTTCATGGAAATGCGGGCTACTGTGCGTCCTGCTTGTCACAAGCGCAGCCGTGGGCATCATCAAATATAAACGAAACAAAAGTAAATAACAATGGCAACAAGTTTAACAATCGTGCGCCAGAATGGCAACGTGCCGAAGTCACAAAACGGCCAAGACCATGTGAGCGGATTTGTGGCCTATCTGCTGGAAGCCGACATTCCCGCCGCTTTCAAGGCGGAGCCAGTGCAAGCCGTCAGCACCATAGACAAGGCCGAAGAACTGGGCATTACAGCAGACGCAACGGCATGGAGCGTGAAGATGCTGCACTACCAGCTCGAAGAGGTGTTCCGCATAAATCCAAGCATCACGCTTTACGTGGGTCTGTTCTCAAAACCAGAGAGCATGACATTTCAGGAGCTAAAAACGGTGCAGAACTATGCGGAGGGAGCCATCCGACAAATGGCCATCTGGAACGGTGACACCGCACCGACAGCTGACAATATCGTGAAGCTGGAGTCTGTGGCCGACAGTCTCGATACGGAGAATGCACCGCTCTCGACGCTTTACGCGCCACTGGTGAGCAACTACAAGAACCTGCCAAGCAACCTCGCAACAAACAACCCGCGTGTAAGCGTGGTTATCGCTCAGGCAGGCAGTGGCACGGGCGCGGAACTCTACAAGAGCAAGGACAACAAGACCAAGGCCACCGTGTCGGCCATCGGCGTGGCACTCGGCACACTCTCGAAGGCAGCCGTACACCAGTGTATCGCATGGGTCAAGAACTTTCCGTCTGGTATCAGTATGCCAGCACTCGGAGACGGCACGCTGGTACGCACCATAGACAAGGGCGAGCTGGAGAAGCTCGACGCAAACCGCTATCTGTTCCTTAACAACGTGGTGGGCGTGGCTGGCAGTTACTGGAATGACAGTCACACCATGGACAGCCCCACCAGCGACTATGCCGCCATCGAAAGCGTGCGCACCATGGACAAGGCCGTGCGCGGCATCCGCACCTACCTGACCCCCGAACTGGGTGGCAACGTGTATATCGACCCTGACACGGGCAAGCTGCAAAGCTACACCGTAAGCCACCTTGAAACAACGGCCAACATACCGCTGGAGGAAATGGAAAAGGCAGGCGAGCTGAGCGGCTACAAAGCAGAGATAGACGCGGAGCAGGACGTGCTGAGCACAAGCACCATCGAGGTGACTATCAAGAACGTGCCTGTGGGTGTGGTGAGAAAGTTCAAAGTAAAAATCGGTTTTGTGAAATCACTTGAATAATGAAAGTACAGATACAGAACGGTATGCCGTATGTAAACGGCGAGTTGGTGGGCTGGGCTGACATCGTGGTGACAATCGCAGGCGTGCCAATTACGGGCATTACAGGCGTGGAGTACAACGACGAGCAGCAGGTTGACCCGAAATATGGTGCAGGCCGTTACCCCGTGGGCTACGGCAAGGGACGCATCACCTGCACGGGAAAAATAACGCTCTACCACGAGGAGGTCGTGGCCATACAGCGACAAGCCCCAAGCGGCAGGTTGCAGGACATCGCCCCCTTTAACATTACGGTGAGCTATCTGCCTGCACAAGGTCTGCCCGTTATAGACAAGCTGCGCAACTGCCTTTTCAAGAAGAACGGGCGCGGCTGGTCAGAGGGCGACACAGGCAAGACAGTTGACCTCGACCTCGTTATGTCGCACATCGAATGGCATAACAAGTAATAAACGCTTAAACAGTATTAAACAACAGATTAAACACCATTAAGACTATGGCAGAAAAGAAAACAGAAATACAGGTATTTGACGGCGGCGTTACTGAGCAGCAGATAAAACTCTGGAAAGGTCAGCACCGCAAGGTCGCACGCATCGAGGTGGAAGACGACGGCGAAAAGCATGTCGGTTACTTCAAACGCCCAAGCATGGAGGTAATGGCCGCCAGTACCAAGGTGGCGAAGACAGACGAGGCAAAGGCTGGCACAATCCTCTTTGACGGATGCTGGCTCGGCGGCAGCGAGTTCATGCGCACCGACCCTGTTCTGTTCGTGCCTACCATGGCACAGCTCAACACCATGCTGATGGGAGCAGCCGCCAGCCTAAAAAACGTATAACGTCGCACCTGCTGAGGGTTGACGTGCCAGAGGGAGAGGAAGACAAGGACGGGTTTATAAAAGCCTGTGCGCTCATTCGCTCAAATCTGCACATCGACCCGACGGCAGGGAGCGGCGACGACTTCGCACAATGGTACGCAGAGGCTTTGTGGCTGGAAGAAATGAGGATGAAAAATCACGCTGAGATTTTATCGCGCGTGCTTTTGGCTTTATTCGGGCAACGACAGTCCTTGTAAATTGCGTAAAACAAAGTGGCAATGAGATATAACGGCAAAACAAGGAAACCAGCGCAAATAATCACTGTTACCACCTTAGCCAAAAATAAAAAAATTGCTTCTACCATAGTGTTATGTTTTACTATGCAGCAAATGTAAGAAAATAAAATGAGATATGCAACAGTTTGTCTATAATTTTAACATAAGCGGCAATTTTTCGCAGAACATAAGCCAAATGTCGCAAAATGCCGAAACTTTCACAAAGAAAGCGGAAGGCGTTTGCGAGGTATGCGAGAAATGGGCTGGCAGACTTGCAAAGCTCAATTTGGCTTCTGACTATTTGCAAAACGTTTCGGGCGTATTAAAGGACATCGGGTCTGGTGCGGTAACTCTCGACAGCCAGATGCACGACCTTTCGGCAGTGGCAGGCGTGACAGGCGAGGGACTGAAAACCATAGAGGGGTACGCAAGAAGCTCGGCAAAGGCTTTCGGTACGGATGCAAGCGTAGCTGTACAAGGCTACAAACTAATCCTTTCCCAACTCTCGCCTGAACTTGGCAAATGCCCCGCTGCACTCAAAGCCATGGGCGACGCTATCCAGACGACCAGCAAGTTAATGGGCAATGACGGAACGGCAGCCGCCGAAGTGTTGACCACAGCCATGAACCAGTACGGTGTGAGCCTCGCCGACCCTATGGAGGCGAGCCGAAAAATGGCGGAAATGATGAATGTCATGGCAGCGGCAGGACAGGCGGGCAGTGCGGAGCTTCCAGCCATCAAGGCCGCGCTGGAACAATGCGGTATGGCATCAAAGGCAGCAAACGTGAGCTTTGAAGAAACGAACGCAGCCATTCAGGTGCTCGACAAGGCAGGCAAGAAAGGCAGCGAGGGCGGTGTGGCTTTGCGTAACACCCTCTCTATACTCTCACAAGGCCGCTTTCTGCCCAAAGACACGCGCGAGGAACTGGAACGGGCAGGCATCGACGTACTGGCATTAGGCGACAAGAGCAAGAGCCTGAAAGAGCGGCTCGAACTGTTGAAGCCAGTGCTTAACGACTCGGCACTATTCAGCAAGCTGTTCGGCATGGAGAACGCCAACGCGGCGCGCGCCCTCGTGCAGGGTACTGAGCAGCTGGGACAGTTTACCGAAGCCGTAACGGGCACAAACAGCGCAGAGGAGCAGGCCGCCACCGTTATGGAGAGTACCACAGAGAAACGTGCCCGTTTCCGCCAGCAGATAGAGGACATAAAAATCAGCTTTACACAGCTTACAGGCGGTGTCTTTGCATGGGTTGGGGTTGCGGCAAGTGCAGCCGCGCCATTATCACAGCTTACACCTGTTTTTATTGGTATATATAAAGGCGTAAGGCTTGCCATGAGCCTAAACTATGCCGCAGCTCTCGGTCGCGTCGCCACCATGGCACGCACGGCAGCAATAAGCATCACGCTTATGGGCAGCCGCACGGCTTTGGCCAACGGCATATCTTTGGGCTTCATCGGGAACATAGGCCGCTGCACCATAGCCCTGCTCCGTTTCTCTACGGCAGGCATCTGGTCGGGCATCAAGGCATTGGGTGCGTTCCTGCTTTCTCTTATTACCACAGGCGGTGCGTCCGCCACCTTTGCAGGCATCGCCTCGGTGAGCTTCGGCGCGTTCAAGCTCTCGGCAGTCTCTGCGTGCAGGGCTGTGAGTATTGCCATAATGAACATCCCGATAATAGGCTGGATAGCTGCGGCCATCGCCGCGCTCATCGCCGTGGGCGTTTACTTCTGGAATACCTCGGTGAAGTTCCGTGCGGTACTGAAAGGACTGTGGGCAGCTTTCAAAGCCGTTTTCTCAGGTATCGGCAATCTGGCCAAGCAGACTTTCGGGGCGATAGGCGACCTTATAAAGGCAGCCTTCAAGCTCGACGCTGGCGGCATCACGGTAGCACTGAACAAACTGAAAGGCGCATACGGCGACTACGGCAAGGAAGTGGGCAAGGCTTTCAACGACGCATACACCGCAGAAATGAAAGCAGGCGAGAAAAGCAATGCTAAAAAGAGCACCAAGAAACAGGGCAAGTCGGCAGCCACAGCAGGCGTGACCATTCCCGAAGTACCCACCCCGACCGTACCAGACGTGACAAGTGGCACGGCAGGCGCGACTGCCAGCAAGAAGACGGGCGGCAGCAGCGACAGCGGCGGCAAGATAAAGAATGTGAGCATCCATGTGGACAAACTCGTGGAGCGTCTGGAGATACACACCGCGAACCTGCAAGAAAGCGCGGAACGAGTGAAGGACGTTGTGGCGCAAGCCCTGCTTTCTGCCCTCAACGATACGAACTTAGCAATGGAGTAAAAGCAAATGTTACCAATCAGTTTCAAATTTGTGGCCGCATCCGCCGCAACACAGCTAAAAGGCTACCTCTACCGCTTCAAGCCATCGCGCACAACCGCATCGCCTAACTGGGACGGTGCGGGCGGTAACATAGAAGCGGCAGAGGTGGCAAGCCCCTACACAGACAAGAGTTTCTGGGCTGACCGCTATGCGCTTTGTGAACTCACATTCAGGAAAGAGAGCGGCGAAGAGCTGACCATCAACGACGCGATAGCCGCCATATCCAAGCGCAAGAACATCGTCACCACGCCGCTGGTGGGTATGGACGGCACGGTAAAGGAATATATCAACGACGGCGACTATGGCATCAACCTCATAGTGGGCGTGCAGGCACTCAGAGACGGCAAAATCGTGGACGAATACCCATCCGACGGCATCACGCAGCTGCGGCAGTTCTTCGACGTGAAAGAAACCATATATGTACATTCAGAGTTTCTGGAACTTTTCGACATCAGCAAAGTGGTGGTGCAGAACTTTTCAGTAACACAGGCGACGGAAAGCAACTACCAGCCCATAGAATTGTCCCTGCTTTCGGACGGAGACTATAACGTGTACAGCACCGAATATAAATAAACGGTTAAACGGCATTTAACAACCCATTAAACGGTATTTGAACCATGTACAGACTGACGGCAAAAATAGAGATAACGGGTGCAAAGACATGGCAGCTCGATTTTGTCACGGAGGTGGAAATCACTCGTGACACGGAAAAGCTGACCGACCTCTGCAAAATCACCCTGCCCAAAAAACTAAAGTGGGACGGTGAGACGGAAATCCCCGTAAAACGCGGCGACGCTGTAAAGGTGTGGCTCGGCTACGACGACAGCAATGAACTGGCCTTTGTCGGCTATATAAAGGAGGTAGGGTTCAAAACGCCCGTTGTGCTTGACTGCGAGGATGAAATGTTCAGACTAAAACAAATGCCAGCCGTCAAAAAGGCATACAAGAGCGTGACCGTGGAACAGCTGCTGAAAGACCAGGGGCTTGCCGACATCAAGGTCATGGGCGAGCAGACTTTAGGTGCATACCGTGTGACATCCGACACCGTGGCCAGTCTGCTGGGCAAACTGCAAGAAAGCGGCATCCGCTCATTCTTCCGCTATGAGGACGGGAAGCCTGTACTTTACGCTGGTGTAATTTTCGACCATGGTACAAATGCCACGCAGGTGTTCGCCACAGGCGTGAACATTATAAACGACCAGAGCCTCGAACAGCAGAAAGCCGACACCATGCGGCTGAACGTGAAAGCCGTGAGCATCATGCCCGACAACAAGAAAATAAAAGTGGAGGTAGGCGACGCAGACGGAGAACGCCGCACGCTCACCACCTACAACAAGACCGAAAGCCAGCTAAAGGCATGGGCGGAGCAGGAGATTAAACGCCTGAAACGCGACGGCCTCAAGGGTAGCCTGACGACATTTGGCTACAAGTTGGCAGACAAACTCGACACGGTGGGCATCAAGATAGACGGCACGCCAATGGGTATATACCAAGTAAAAAAGAATGTCATTAAATATGGTTCTGGCGGTTATCGGCAAGAAATAACGTTAGGGCAGAGAGTAGCGGAGTAAAAGCATGAACATCGCGACAATGATTAAGCAGATAGCGAGCCAAGGCGGCAGCGGTATTGGGTTCGCGGTTGGCACTGTTACGGCAGTGGACAAGAAAGCCCGCACAGTGGACGTGCAGCCGCTCAATGAGGATGCGCCGCTGCTGGGTGTGAACCTGCAAGCCAACCAAGGCAGTACGGTGGGCGTGGTGCAGATACCTCGCAAGGACAGCTTTGTAATGGTAGGCTATGTGGCCGACGGTGCGGCGGGCATGGTAATACTGTGCGACGACATCGAGGAGGTGCAGGTGGTTATCAAGGACACGGACACCGCCAGCGTGGTGGTGGACGAGAACGGAGTGACCATGAACGGCGGAAAGCTCGGCGGCATGGTAAAGGTGGAAGACATCACCACGCGGCTGAACCTTATAGAAAAGGATATAAACAAGCTCAAGCAGGCTTTCACGAGCTGGACACCCGTACCGCAGGACGGCGGCGCGAAGCTGAAGGCTGGCGTGGCAAGCTGGGCAGGAAGCCGACTTACTGAGAGCAAGCGCGGTGACTACGAGAATGAAAAGGTGAAGCAATGAAAGGACTGCAAACAGACATAGAGACGGGCGACCTGCTTGTGGAGCGAAAGTCGGCAGTAGTTACCGACTGCGACGCTCAGACCATCGAGGCGGTGCTGTTGGCACAGCGCGGCGAGTTCAAGGAACGCCCTCTTATAGGTGCGGCGGTGCGTCAGATGCTGGGCGGGCAGCGTGACGTGTTCTGGCCGCAGGAGACAAAGAAAATGATAAAAGCCGCAGGCGTGGACATCACCCGCATAACGGTGGACGCAGACGGCACGGTAAACATAAAATAAAGACACCATGCAGATAGCAGTAAAGGACAGGCAGAGCCTCGCGGACATCGCCGTGGAATATCTGGGCGGCGTGGAGGGCATCTTCGCGCTGGCAGAGCGCAACGGCATCAGCATCACGGCGCGGCTGGAGGACGGGCAGACGCTCGACTGGGAGCTGGCCGACACTGTGGACGCTCAGGTGCAAAAGACATACGCGGCGCAAGGCATAGAGCCAGCGACCGACATATCGGCCAAGGAGACAAACGCCCTGCTGCAAGCCACAGCCAGATATATAGGCGGCTGCATCATACCGCCACGCCCATGGCGCGACTGGCTCATCGTGGACGAGGCGACGCAGGTAAAGGGCTGGCAGCTCTCAGGCATCGGCTCACAGTTCGACAGCGGCACCCACATCAGAAAGGACACCGCCGCCGACACCATAGAGGTGAACCGCATCAAGAAAGTACAACAGCAGCTCAGTGAGGGCAAGGACGTGACAAGCGAGAGCGGGCAGACGCTCGTCCGCATATTCTGCAACCAATTTGATGATACATTTGCATAATGGTAAAACTGACAGAAAACAAGGTGGCGGAGATAGACACCTCCGCACTGGAAAAGCGGGCGCGTGACATACGCGACGCTGTGGTGACAAAGAGCGTGACGGTGGAAATGGTGGGCAGTCTGTTTGCCGACCTTATCACGGCGTGCGGCAACGTGCGTGACGCTCTGGCATTGTTTCTCGACACCAACGTGCAGGAAATCACCAACGACATAGACAACCGCCTTGCGGGTGTGGACGCTGCGGCCAAGGCAGCGGCAGCCGAAACACAAAAGAGCGAGGCCACACGTGCGCTGGTTGACAACCTCGTGGGGCTGCTGAGCACTCAGAACATGTCAGCCCCCACACGTCTGGAAGTGAACGACTGCCCCAAGGAGGTGACGCTTGGCAACCAGCAACGCCCTCGCATCGGCGCAAAGGCACTGCCCGCCTTTGGCATCGGTTCGCTGCTTTTCATCGGCGGCGACGGAGTGCTGGAGGTGACACCAGACGGCTGCATCGTTCCGCTGAAGGAGGGAGTGGGCAGGGTCAATGTGGTGGCCACTGTGAAAACGAGTATTTACAAGACGCTGACCATCGCGGTAGTGCCGCCACGCATCAGACTGACAAACGGCGGCATGAGGCTGGACGGCAGCGGTAACATAAGGCTGACATAATGGAGACAAGACACATCAACTACAAAAGCGACTTTGTTATCCGTGAGCGTTTCCGTGACGGCACGGGCAAGGTCGTGGCACTGCCCGACGTGGACTTTGAACTGCGCTACTGGGTGGGCAGCCACTCGGTAAAGGCGACAAGGAAGGACGGCGTGTACACTGGCTGCGTGCCAGACGGTGACGGGTTGCTGGTGATATTCAAAGACCACGGCCTCGGCGAGGGAGAGCTGCACCATGAACTGCACCTCGCTCTGGATAATGCCCTGTTTGAAAACGGTGTGCAAAATGTGTATTATCCCGAAAGCCTGCATATATGGCTGTGGGACAAAATGGGCGACACGGAGGGCGTGGTAGAGAGCGACTGCGTGGCAGCCTACACAAGAGGCTACAAGTTCACGTGGGAGGACTTTACGGCTGCTGACATCATAGTGCTGCAAAAACCAGCGACAGAGGCCGCGGAACGTGCGGACAATAATGTTCGGAAGTTCATAGAGGCAGCACAGCAGAAGAACGACACAGCCGTAAATAACGCAAAAGCCGCCACCGCCGCCGCCATCGCCGCCACTGACGCGGCAAAGGCTGCGACGGGAGAAGCCGCCTCCGCTACGGCGGAAAGCAAAAAGGCGACAACGGCAGCTACCGACGCGACCGCCAAGACCACCGCCGCCACAGCTGAGTCCACCAAGGCCACCGCAAAGGCAAAGCAGGCGGCCACAGACGCAGACGCGGCCACCGCAAAGGCAAAGACTGCCACAGCTGAGAGCATCGACGCGACCGACGCGAGCAAGACTGCCACGACCTACGCCAACACGGCAGGACAGCAGGCCGCGACAGCCGCCGAAAGGCTGGAGGCGACACGCGCGGAAATGGAGCTTGTCACAGCAAGGGCGGAGCAGGTTGTGCAGGGCGTGCCGAACGGCCTAAAGGTGGAAGCACCCGACACCGTGACGCTGGGCAATCCTGTACGGCAGTATATCAAGCCAAAAGTAAAACCCGACGGCTGCGCTCAGAACGTCATCTATCAGACAGACGGGCAGAGCGTAGAAATTGAGCCAGACGGAGAGATACATGCGCGTGAGACGGGTATCACCCGCGTGCATGTTATCCCTACACAGGGGACAAAATACTACAAGACCATCAGGGTTAAAGTCGTGCCGCCCCGCATCAGACTGACCAGCGGCGGCATAAGACTTGACAAGGACGGCAACATACGTTTAACATAACATATATACGAATTTATGGCATTAACAGCAGAACAGGAAAAAGGCGTGGTGGCTATGCTGGCAGCCTTTCAGAACGGCAAGCGTATCAATGAACTGGACGCTGCAAAGGGCGCGCTAAAGGACATGCGCATCGAAGTAATGGACGAGACAGGCGAAACGCACAGCATGGAGCTGGCCGAAGCTGTGGAACAGGCAGGCAACCCCGTAGCTGGCCGCTATTGGAACACGTCAAACGCCACACCTACGGCGGCAGGCCACTACGGCAGCCTTCAGGCATTGCGTGACCTGCCCGCAAAGTTGGGACTTGGCCGCTACCTCGTGACAGACGACCGCAAGAAGCGCAAACTCGACCCGACGGACACCACAAAGTATGACGACGGCAGCCCCGCCGCCCTCGACGGTTCGCAGGGTCAGTGCATGTGGTGCTGGAACGGCTTCTTCGCCAATATATTCTATGAGGGCGGTGCGCTGGTGAAGTGCATCACATTCAATAGACCCGTTGGCAATGGTGTAAGCATCCGCATACCCGCAGGCGGCACAAGCTGGGTTGGTGCTGGCGTTATGGACAGAACAAACCAAATGCTTTGCAGCGTGATTAGCAACGCTGAGCGTTTCCGTGGCGGCAGTGGCTCGGCACTGAAAGCAGCCAGCTACACCAAAGCACCTGCGGAGGACGCTGCACAGCTCACCATGCTGGGCATGGCGGCAACGAACATCAGCACAACGAACTTCGGCACATACGCCCGTAAACGCGGCGAGGGCTGGGAGGCAAACTGGTTTGTGGCTCAGTTCGTGGTGCAGTTCCTCTTTGAGGTAATCATGGGAACGCAGAACAGTCAGGCAGCGTTTAATGCAGAGAAAGACGCAAACGGCCTTTATCAGGGCGGCTTTGGTACAGGTGTGACGGACATGCCAGACTGGGGTAACTATAACGGATATTTCCCCGTAATTCCTACCAGCGTGGGGCTGGAGGCAGGCGACGGCGTTTGTCTGGTGGACTATAACCTGCCCGACGCAAGCGGCGGCACATACAAGGCTTTCAAGGTGCCTTGCTTCTTCGGTCTTATGTTTGCGGGCTATGGCCACTTGTTTCGGTGGACGCGCGGGCTGATAATGGACGCAGGGGAAGAAAAGAGCGAAGTGTACGTTTCGCGTTCAATGTTTGCAGCTTTCGACCCATCGACCGTATAAGGAAGAATTTATAAAAACACTACATAACGGAACCCCGACAACGATTACAAATACTGGAGAACGTTTCTATAAACTCGTTTATGATACGCTTTGCAAAATCTATAACATAAACTAATTTGATACGCTATGTCTAAAGCTTTATTGATAAAGAGCTATACAACTCTTACAACCGGCACACAGGGTAATTGGAATGACCTGAACATGGCGTCTTCCTATATCCAGGGAATCCAAACAGGAAAAATTCTCGAAGATGTAAGTGCAGACAAAATTGCTGCACTAATTTCAGGCGTACCTACACCATGGGCACGAGCAAAGCTTTTTAAGTTTGCGCTCGGAACTTTGGCAAACCCTGATCCTGCAATTTCAAATTCTGGTCTTACCCAATTCTATGAGATGCTTCACGGAGAATGGAGAGGTCTCTTGGCATTGATGGCTTTGTACTCAGATCGCATTCGCATTTCAAAACCTGTAGTCATGAATGCAAAGGGAGGTGATTATGAAATTGCTTCTGCATTCGGTCGTATGCTTTTCAACGACAAGGATATTTGGAGCAATCAGGATGTTCTTGCTAAAGATCCTGATGCACAGCCATACATTCATCTCTTGTATTATAAGGACCAACTTATTGGTGGAACATCACCACTGACCGGTGTTTTTACTGGCGTGAATTATTCAAACCTGAATGGCATGAATGATATTAGCTGGTATAGAAATGGTAAGTTGGAGGATCCAATGCCATATCTCTCACCAGATCAGTTACAGAAGCTCTATCTGTTTGTCAAGAATATGAATGGCAACCTTGATGCTTTCGAGAACAAGGTTAACCAGTTCCGTCAGGATGAGCAGCGAGTAAATATTGATGGCTTCAAGAGCATGAGCCGTGATTGGGAATCGGAAATTCTCCAGAAGGCTCATGGAAATCTGCGCAATATGGGCCCTATCCCAACTTATGGTGCTTTGTCTTGTCCATTCAATGTGTTGTTCTGTAGCGATGTTCCTGTATACATGAAGCCAGACTTTACATTTACATATGTCAATGGAACAGACTATCAGAAGATTGGCGACATTCAGAATCTTCTCAGTTCTGACAGTTATGTACTTGGTTGGGCAGAGGATGCAGAACAACGCCAGAAGCGTTCTGAAGCACCTGTTTATTATTTACAAGTAAAGGATTTACATTCTGGTTCTACGTGCTATTTCACTATTCCCCTTTCAGAGATGGGTATAGACATTTTCAAGAATCGCTTTGCTGAATTGCTAGATTACAATGCAGGAGGTAATAGCCATATTACAGCTTCAATCAGTGATAATGGTGATATGCTTTCTGTCTCTATGGTTGTAGAGATTGACGGTGAGAGCGTAACACTTAACACTCGTGAGTACCAGATTGAATGGATGGAAGACATGGGACGCGTTATCATGTGGCCAAACTTTGTGTCTGACCGGTGGAATAAGTATTATATGTATACGGAGTTCACTGCTGATGCTAAGAACAAGTTCCAACCTATTTTCAAGTTTGAAGGAAATATCATCCGTGATGGTAACGAAAAATTCTTTACTCCACAGTATGAGGCAGCACCAAACGAAGAACTTGGGGTACACATCAAACCTTTGATAACTTATCCTGCAGGTAAGGTTGAAGATCTTCCAAAGTACAACATTATTGCAGCTGATAAGCCATTTGAAGGTCTTTTAGCCACTGTGCAAAAGGGCGGTCACGATGAGCGTGCTGGTTACCTGATGCTTCGTCATAGCATTATAAAGGATCTGTCTTCCATCGACATGAAGAGTACTGCTGTAGTTGGAATAGATTTTGGTAGCAACAACACTTGTGTTTATTATAATGCAAATGATCGAGGCGCTATGCCAGTCCAGTTTGAGAATAATCGTGCTGTCCTTGTCGGCAATGAGAATGATAACAAGAAGGCCAATGCTGGTAATGATGAACTATTATTCTTCACTAACTACCCAGCAGAGAATGGACAATTGAAATCATGGTTGCATGAGCATGATTCACGATACAACTGCTACAACCAATCTGAGGAAGTTGCTGGAGGTGTTCCTGTAAACCGTCCAAATGTGGTGGTTCGCGAGATGGATGAATTTGAAATAAAGACTCAGGCTGGTACTCTTCATTATAACATGAAGTGGTTGGACAACGAGAAAGGACTTGAAAAAAAGCGTGCATACCTGAAGTCTATTTGGCTCCAGACATGCGCATTCCTTTATAAAAATAAGATTCGTCCCGAAGAAATCAGTTGGAGCCATCCTGGTTCGATGATGGAATCAGATGTAAATGACTATGACAAGATTTTCAACGATTTGCAGAAGATCTATCCAATCACAACAGGTAGAAAGCCAGAGATCAATGAGAGCTATCCTACAGAGGCAGAAGCTGTATGTAGCTTTGCTCTCTCGCAAGATTTTGGTCTAGCAGGCAATAACATGTTCCTTGGTATTGATGTAGGTGGTAGCACGAGCGATATCCTGCTTCTTGGAAAGGATCCTAACAATGGAAACAAGGCAACATTGTTCCGTGAAAGTTCTGTCCGTCTTGCAGCAGGTGTATTCTTCGATGCTGTCATTAAGTCCGAAACATTCCGTCAAGCATTGGTAAACTTCCACGAAAGTAACCAACGTGCAGTTTATGTATCCAATATCCGCGATGTCTTGACAGAAGCAAACAAGGCTCCTTACTACTTGAATAATATCTTTGATCAGTTGAAGACTCTTGATGATTACGAAAACTTCTATGATACAATCAACCGTGATGCAAAATTCGTATTCACAATCCCTGCTTATGTAACAGGTCTGCTCTTGTACTATTCTGGTATGTTGATTGGTAAGACGATTAAAGATAACAACTTAAATAACATTGACCGAATTGACATTCTTTCTTTTGGTAAGGGTGGACGTATTTTCCACTGGCTTCGCAATTCAGCAGGAAACCGTGCAACTCGAGAGTATTATTCAACCTGCCTCAATGCCGGTGTTCATTGCGTAACAAATGTTGAGTTAACTGTTAAGTATCGTGATGAAATTGAAGTTGACAATAAAGCAGAAGTTGCTAAGGGTCTGTGTGATCCTAAGGATGTTGTCAAGAAACAGAAGGCTGAAGACCGTGACATATGTGGCGAAATAGGAGTTAAGTATCTTATTCCTGGAGGTAGCATGAAGAGTTTGTCAGTTGAGGATGAACTTACCGGTGACTATTTCTCTGACGATATGGGCAACTTCGATTTCTCAGGAATCACCAACTTTGAGGCATTCATGGATATATTTATCGAGTTTGTTAGCCAGAAGACAAAGCTTTATGCTAAGGCTGATAGCGAGTTACGTGATGATTTGTCTGATCTTCCAAGCAAGATAGCAAGCTTCATTTGCAACAATGATAGAGAATACAAGAAAGCTAAGGATAAAGCGAAGTCTGGAGAAGGTTTCCACTATCATCAGCCAATCATCATCGCAGAAGGAATCTGTTTCCTTAGCACTTTGATTAGAAAAGCTTTTAACCAGTAATAAGTTGGAAGAAATCCAAATAATATGAAGTCATTAGCTCTATACATAGACAAGTGGTATATTGTCGGTGCTGTAAACACCGACGGTATCACTCGTCTTGTAAATCTACCTAACCGCGAGGATCGCATTTGGCTCTATTTCTATGAAGATGTTGCCAATGACGAAATTTCCTATGGCAAGGGGTTCCAGAGCAAGTTTCGTAACAACGAACCTCACTATTATGGTGATGTATTCTCTTTGATTACTCAGTCTTCGGCCCAATATACCATGTTTAAACGTTCCCAACCAATGAAGGGAATATTTAAGTCTTCAAAGATTTTTGATGATTTACGCAAGGATATGGATGAAGATGGGGATATAACCACCTACATATCATTCTCAAAAGACATTTCTTTGGCTTCACGTCTTCTCTTTATTGAGGAGTTGAAAGAAGAAAGATTTGTTGTACAGGAGAGTGTTGCACGTATTTGCCATCTGGCTTTGGAATATGCTGCTAAAAAAAGCAACTATACAGAAGATGGATATTACCTTGTTCTAAATGCTTGTAATGAAAATCTTCACTATGCACTCTATCAGAAAACAGATGATCTATTCAATAGAGAGAAGGAAGATGTTCTTGAAGGACTTGGAACCGATGTTAGAAGCCGTGCTTTGATAGAAAATGTAGTTGATTATATTAATGAAAGAGAGTACTTGCTGAAAAAAAAGGAAGAACGAGAGTCTGAATATCTGAGAATGAATCAATTTGTAGATGATTGGCTCGTTAAGTTAGCGTCTGCAAGAAGTTATATTCCAGTTGAGCTCACAAACGTAACATTATCTCGTGACCCTTTTAAGAATTATCCAGTTCCAGTCAAGAAATCGAAGATTGATGAGAGAACAGATAAGATTGTCAAGGACATCATAAACGTAATTGTTCGCTTTGTTAAGGATGCAGGTGTAAGCCATGAACTGATTAAAGGAATATTGTTCTTGGGTAATA